GGTGGTTGAAGAGTCAAAACTGCGAGAGAAGTCTAAAACAGTTAGATCTGGTGGCAGAGGATCTTATGATAGGCATGAATGGGATAGTGTTGACGAACTACATTGGCGTAAGCTTACTCCTAAAGAGTGTGAAAGATTGCAAACAGTCCCAGATGATTACACAAACCATGTGTCTAACACACAAAGATATAAAATGCTTGGTAATGGTTGGACAGTTGCAGTTATCAAACATATTTTTCAGAATATGGATTATGAAGGTAACAAAGCTTAACAAGGTCAAGTGTAGTATCTGTAATGGCTACATCAAACCTGTAAAGAACAAAGACGGTCAGGTGGTTTGGGAGCATGGTAATAATGCTGAGCCTATTAATCAAGGCCGTTGTTGTGATGATTGTGAATGGGCACAGGTTATACCAGCTAGGTTGAAGTATTAGCTTTTGTTTAAATTATCGTGGTAAGATGCGATATGCCAAAGATTGTTGAAATTAAAGACAAGATGGGTAAGCCCTCACTCCAGGAAGTAATACACAGATTAGATACTATGTTTGATCACATGGTTTATCGGGGTGAAGATCGTCTTAATATAATCTTAGCAAGTTTAAGTTTTTGTATCTCACAACTAAGTTTGGAGTACAAAGATAAAGATCTTGCAGACTTGGTTGATGAGCTTTTAGCACAATATATTGACAATACTGCTAACAAATAGATTATTGTCTATTATTGTCATAATGTCATGACAGCTAAAAACATGATAAGAATAGGCTTTTGACGATTATTGTATTTTTTTCATTTTTGTCACAAGGGAATGAAAGAAACTTACTAAATATATGAGATACTACTTGACTAGTTATAGACTCTTCAAGTATCCTCACAATACACTTTAGGGTAAAGTGGGGGTAGGTATTATTTAAAACTTACTTCTACTCTAATATGCACAACATGGGATATAGAAAAAATAACTTAGAATATGAACCTATAATCTCTTCTGAGGAAGAAGCACCCATAGAGTATTGTAATCTCGACAACTCCCTCAACAGACGACAACGCAACTTTATCTGGATCTCAGTTAATAATCCAAGACTATCATTAGTGGAATGTGCCTACAAAGCCGGTTACACATCACCTCGTCAGGCCGCAAACAAACTCATGAACAAGCCTATTATTCGTAAAGAATATAACTATCTTATGAACGAGGCCAAGAAGAAGTACGAACTCAATTATGATCGGGCAGTCCAGGATCTTTATGATATTCGTGATAAGGCAATGGAGGCGGGGTCTTTTAACGCGGCCATATCTGCCCAGAACTCGCTTTTAAAAGTCGGGGGCTTAATTGTAGATCGTAAAGAGGTAATGTTTGGCAAGGTGGATCAAATGAGTCGGGATGAAGTAGAAGCCAGGTTATCGCAGCTGCTGGGTAATGTTGTGGAGGCTAGTCTAGAAAATAAATCACCGGATCCAGTCCCGGAACAAATTCAAGAAGATATAGATACTATGACTGATAAGGAAGAAGAAGAGAAATTTGAGGAAGGTTGGACTGGTAAAGAAGAAAAGGCATAACTAATTTTTGAGAGGAGTTGAGAAGTAATCTGTTAAATCAAACTATGCCTTAATCGGAATATAACAAATTACTTCTAATTGTACAAGGTTTTAGTTATTCGTCTGGTGCTACAGGCTCACTCAGTAAATAGACTATGATATAGATTGCAATGGTAATGTAGAAGGCGGTATCAACTGACATCAGATACCTCGTTTAGTTCTTCTATGCTTATAAATTCGTCTAAGTGGTAACTATGTTTATTCATAAGAATAAGATTTACATGCTTAATCAGATCTAAAAGATTATCAGCTTCAATAATACCTTCTTCTCCTGTTACAGTTTTCCATTTATAATGTTTCATTAGTCTTGCTCCTTTTTATAGCCAAAATATTCTTCAACAGTTTCAATAAAATTAATTGTTACTATTCTGTCTTCTTCTTCCATTGGATCTCCGTCATGAATACAAATACTCTTACCAATTAAATCTCCAGGCTTTTGTATATCTTCATATTCTCCAAATTCAAAACAGTTCCAAATTTTTGAGTCCCAATCTGACATTCTCGGGTTATGTATATGGCAATAACCATTTTCTACAAAATCATTATATTCAGCGTTAAAATCATCATCAGCTAAAGCTACTAAAATGCCACCACTTCTAAAGTGTCCGACTTTTCCAACTGTTTCACAACCAATAACTAGACTGTGCTTTTGTTTTTTAGATTCTTCAATCATTGTTTTGCTCTCTATCAAGTAAATCAGAAAAGTTAATCTGTATTACGCCAGTACCAGGATGGCAGTAATCATCATACTCATCTTCATACTCGTCAACAAAGCCAATCCCAAACTCGCACTCTAATGGATCTAAGATCTTATCTGCATGGTTGCCACCATATCTAAACAGATCAATTACATTGTCGTTATTATCAGTAGCGTAATGGATACAATGTCCACCGCAGGTAAAATAAGTTTTATCCTCATCTTCAACAACAGTAAACTCTTGGTCTTGTAAGCCTACGCTATCCTTGATTTTTTGTAATGGTATTGGTTCGATTGGTCGGTAATATGTTGACATGATTAAAATCCCTCTTTGAATAAATTAAATAAAGCACGCAAACGCCATTCAGATAAATAACGTAAATGCTTTGGTATTGGGTTTGGATATTGGTTGTTCATGCTGACACCTCTTGTCTTGCAAGTACAGACCATAAAGGTTTTAAGTAACTTGCTTTTCTGACTGGTGCTTTACTAACAAGCCATTGATTATCTTTATAGATATAGATCCATTCAATATCAAACTGTACATCTTCTAAATAAGCGTCTAAGTTTGGATATGTAAATGGTTTATCTTTGTGGACTCTATCTTCTATGGACTCTGCAACAGTCTTTTTAAGACTAGAAAAATAACCTTGATTAACAAGGTCTTTTGCTTTCTTGGTGTTGTTGTAATGGTCGTTTAATAGTTGACCATTGTATTCCGGGTATCCATCATAATGGCAGTAAGCTACTACTACCTCTCCGTTTGGCTGTTCTACAGCTATATTACTTCTTGTTCCCATGTTGTACACCCCCTAAAGTGTTTATGGTTAATAAAGTGTGAGGCTTTGTTTATAATCTCGTTTGTTACTTTCAAAGGTTTTTAAGCTTTGCCGACTATATAGTAGTTTGCTGAAAGTAGAGTACAGGTATCATTTAATAGCTTACCTCTTCTATGTGCTAACCTCACTATCTAATGATACATTATGTATCTACCATGTCAAGCATCATAGTCAACATAATGTAACTAATTAATATAATGTAATGTATTTATATGCAGGGATTTTGTAAGTTAATCGCATTACCCTTGTCTCTTGATCACTCGCTAAATAAAAAAGCTAGACACAATGGCTTAACAGTCGGGTCGGTAGTCGGGGTGTCGGGATAATCAATCGGGTCAGGTTGTTGTAGACCATACACACAATATAACACACAACAACACAGTCCAGGAATAGATCCACCCGGTAATTAGCTGCGGATCTGGGCTATATTAACTAGAGTTGCAATTTGTACCCATTATGATATATTAAATGTTCAATCTATTTATAAGGAGAAGTAATGAGAAGATTTGAACAAGACGCAATAGTCAATCAAATGATGGTAGGACTATGTATTAGAACAGAGGCTGCAATGGTCGTAGCAACGAAAGAGAAGAACTATAAGGATATGAAAACAATAGCTCTGTGGTATAAAGACATGGCTGATATTAAGCAGGGCATAGCTGACAAATTAGCTATAGCTTTGTTAGTGCCATACGACCAGAAGATAGTAAAGGATATAGTTACTAAGATATCTAATGAAGTATCGTTAAAGTAAATAACTAAACCTAACTACCAAGCCCGACCTAGTGTCGGGTTTTTTATGTCGGGAGTCGGGCTGTCGGGATTACTTGCCAAGTGCAGGAACTAACACAAACATAACACACACAGGATAAACCGGGTTGGATCTCCGGGAAGATCCCCAGAAAAACAATATGAATGATGTGTTGACATTTTGTAGACAGTTGATATAATTAGGGTACGTTAAGTGCATTACTTATCTGACATGTAGGGAAGACTCAACAACAAAGGAGCAAATTGCTCACAGCCCAATGAGGCACAGAGAGATTCCGCGAGTATAAGTAACCACGAGTTAAAGCCCGTTCAGTCGGGCTTTTTTTTATGTCGGGATTCGGGATAAGTTTGTTGTTCCAAGCCAAGAGTAAACACAATAGGAGGCCTAACACAGGATCCAGGAGGCGCAGATCCGAGCCCTGGTGTGGATGTTTGCTGAAGTTGACAAAATGTATCTTGTATGTCTTAATGGATCTTTAATTACAGGAGAAGTAATATGTATAAGATAGTAAGGTTCACATTTGATAACAATCACCCAGACAATCACAGAGTGATTGATACTGGCCTAACCTTAGAAGAAGCACAGGAGCATTGTCAAAGCGATAAGACGCATGAACCAGGGATTTGGTTTGACGCTTATGAGCAAGAGTAATGGACACATTGTTCTTAATTACAGTTGGTTTGTATGTGCTGGTATTCCTTATGTCGGGTCGGGCTTAGCTCATTATGACTATGACTGACAAGATAGCCAGCACTGCGGCCACACACAATGAGGCTAACAGATCTTCCAGGTCTTACGGATATGTCGGGTACTGTCATGTCGGGAAGCCAAGAGTCTGGTCTATGTCTTTGCAAGACTGCGAAACACAAGCAAAGGAGTTTGCCCGGTCACGGCCGCGGCATCTGACCCGGAAAGGTATATTTATCTACAAGTTAGCAGAAGAAAAAGAATTAATTAAGGTGTTGACATTATGTAACCAATAGTGCTTATAATAGGTCATCTTAATTAACAAGACTTTAAGGAGGTCAAAATGAAGATTGAAATAAATATGTATGATGAGACTGGTGAGAATATCATTGCCAAAGCTATGGAGACTGATTGTAAGAGCTTAGTTGTCAATGGAGTTCATGTTATATCAGATGGTGGAGTTGGTGCTGAGATGAGAGAACTTATAGGTAACTCAGGTGTAAGAGATGGTGGAACTATACAGGGTTATTTAGGTAACATAGAACCAATTAACTAAACTAATCGGAGTAACAAGGGGAGCAATACGCTCCCTTTTTTTATGGGTCGGAGTCCCAAAGGATCACAAAAGTCGGTCGGTATCGGTAGATAAGAAGTGGGGGGGGACACAAAAGTGCAGGGCAATATAATACACACACAAGGTTAGTAACAGACACAAACAAAATACATATTTAACACAATGCTAGTAATTTTTATATAATTTCTGATACAATCAGATTTTAACTAAATGGTGCCACATGGACGAAGATATGATGGGTATGCAGGTTGATCCAGTAATGATGCCTGAACAACAGATGATGCAAGGGACTCCAGGGCCCCAACAAATGCCAGATCAAATGCAGTCAGAAATGGATTCTATAGCAGGTTCTGATCAAGAAGAGGCTAAACAAGCCCTCACACAAATTATTAAAATTCTACAACAAATGGTATCTCAAGGTGCTGGTGACGAAGAGATTGAAGCTTTCCTACAGCAAGTAGGTATAACCATGGAAGAACTACAGCAAGCTAGGGAGATGTTTGGTATCTAATGAATATGCAACAAATGTTAAGTGGATCTGGTAGAACCATGTCTAACGATGATAAAGCAGTGCTAGGAAGAATGGGTGGGCAAATGCAAGAACTTCCCGCTATGCAATCATCAAGAATGCCACTCCCCAACAACGAACCTAGGATGGAAGACAGATCTCCTAATAACCAAATGTTTTCTATAGAGTCTGCTATTAACAACCTTATGACTGAGTATGACATGGTAGTTCAAAATCAAGATTTTCAAAGAGCACAAATGATTGCTGATCAGATTGACCAGTTACAACAGCAAAAGATTGGTATTCAGTCACAAATGGGAGATCAACAGATGTCTCAAGCTATGATGGGTGAGTCTGGTAGAACCCCATCAAATCAAGACACAGACCAAATATCTAGAATACTAGAATCTATATCTATATAGCCGTCAATGGCTACAAGAAAAGAAATATTATCGGACTTAAGCGGCAAGATAGCTGGCGGTAATATTAGTGAAGCTTACCGTTCTTTTGAAGAACTTCCCGTTGTAGACCAAATAGCTGTAAGTATTGCTCCTGGTGTAGGAGATGTTTTAGCAGCCTATGAAGTAAAAGAGTTTGGCTCTAGGGCTAAAAAAAATGTACAAGACAAAGACTATCTAGGTGCCGCAGGTAATACAGGCCTACAGGTTTTATCTGGTGTTAGCTTAATACCTTTGTTTAGACTTCTTAGAGGCGCAAAGGCTGTTGCAAAAGGTTCAAAAGCAGTAGATGTTCCAACCCCTAAACCCGAGGTTAAGCCCACACCTAAAACAGAACCTTTGCAGTTAGCACCACCTAAAGAAGTAGCAAAGATAGAACTACCCGAAGTACAACCTTTTAATACACAACCTGCAAAAGAATTAGCTTATCAAACTACTCAAGACTATTTACCTTTACAATCTAAAGCTAGAAAGTTTCTTCACGGACATTACAAAAAAATAGATCCTGAAATCAATGAGCTTAGTCCAGAGGATTGGGTTAAAACACTTACCAACCCTAATAACGAAATACCTCTAGGCGAGCTTAGATTGTTAAATGTTTTAGACGAGATGAATGAATTGCATCCTAAGTTTATTAAAGTGCTTGCTGGAGAAAATACTATATCTAAACAAGGGCTTGATAATTATTTATCCAGACAACAAACAGATGCTTTACAAATTAGAAACGCACCTCCAGGTAAATTGCAAAGTTCCGATACTGAATTTGTTAATAACGATTTAAAAAATACCCAACAACAAAAACTTTATCATGTTCGTGGAGCAGGTGAGCAAAGAACTATTAAAGGCCCTCATTTTCCTAATTTAGAATTTACACCTGAGATAACTGGTAACAATGCTTATGTATTTGATGGTACTGGCATTAATTATCCAATGGCGCGATACACGGCCCGTGCAGGTAATTTATTTAACAAAAATGGTGACGAAGTAAGTGACTATATAAATGATGCTCTTAAAAAACTTGATATTAATGAAGCTGATAACTTCTCTAGTATATTTAGAGTTCAATCTGATTTTGTAAAAGAAGTATCTGGTGGTGGCGGCCCTGGTTTTTTTGATCCTAAAAAAATGGCTGTACTTACTAAAAAACTACTTAGATACAATAATCTTGTAGATGAAATTAATCCAATTATTGCTAAAAACCCAAATCGTGAAGCAAGCAGAAAACTTATAAACGATGTATTAAAAGATACTTTTGATTCAATAAAAGATGATGTCCCTGTATCATTTAGATTAGATCCAGAAGATATACCAAGAATTACAGGCAAACCTTTTATTGATTCTTTAAATAAAACTCCAGAAGATATTTTTTATATGTTTAATGCTAGTGGCAAACAAAAATACATTGATGTTCCTCCTGATGATTTATCTTTATCTAAAGCATATTTTGAAGATTTAATTACGGGTAGTAGTGATGAATATGTATTAAAAGATGGTGTAAGAATACTTAAAAGAGCAATAATACCTAAGGCAGATGCAAATATTGGGAATAAATTTAAAATAGATCCTTATTTTGAAAAGACTACTAGTAATGAAATGAAGTTACCTGTGAGAGCTAATGTTTTAGAAGCATATAAGGCAGGTAAAGCAGGTATACACATAGGCCCTAGACAAGCGATTATGGAAGGAGGTCGAGAAAACATTGTTGAAAAGTACACTAGAGGCGAAAAAGAAATTCAAAAGATACTTGACGAGTTAGGCTTGGGTAATAAGAAAAAAGAACTGACTACACGTATTACAGACACAGGCACTGAGTTTGATGGTACTTACCTCAAATTTACTGACGAGCTTAAAAAAGCCATTGAAGAACAAGGTATTAACGCATTTAAAGACGGTGGGCCTGTAGATATTGACAACATGCTGTCTAAATTATGAACTTAGCCCATCTATCAGATCAAGAGATAAAAGAAACCTTAGTTCTTAAAGAACGCCTTGAGCTATTAAAAATACAAAAGAGTTGCCAGGATAACTTCTTAGACTATGTTGAGTATATGTGGCCAGAGTTTATTTGTGGCCGTCATCATAAGATATTTGCGCAAAAGCTAGAAGATGTGGCTAATGGCAAGATTAACCGTCTTATTGTTAATATGCCACCGCGTCATACCAAGTCAGAGTTTTGTTCTACTTATTTCCCTGCTTGGATCATGGGTAAGCAGCCAAAACGTAAAATTATGCAGACAACCCATACAGGGGAACTAGCCGTAAGGTTCGGTAGAAAAGTTAGAAACATGATGGATACTGAAGAGTATAAAAGAATTTTTACAGACGTAGAGTTAAAGGCCGACAGTAAATCTGCTGGTCGTTGGGAAACAGATAAAGGTGGCGAATACTTTGCTGCTGGTGTTGGAGGTGCTATCACAGGGCGTGGTGCGGATCTTCTTATTATTGATGACCCACATTCAGAACAAGACGCTCTTAGTCCTAGTGCTTTGGAATCTTGTTGGGAATGGTATACCTCTGGCCCTAGACAGCGTTTACAGCCGGGTGGAGCCATTATTTTGGTTATGACTCGTTGGAGTTCCATAGATCTAACTGCGAAGCTTTTAGACGCACAAAAAGAATCAGCCGCAGATCAGTGGGAAATAGTAGAGTTCCCTGCTATTTTTCCAGAAACAAACAATGCCTTATGGCCTGAGTTCTGGGCTATAGAAGAATTAAATAAAGTAAAAGCTTCTTTGCCTGTACAAAAATGGAATGCTCAGTGGATGCAAACACCAACCTCTGAAGA